AAGTAATCCGACCAGCAATTAAGCTGGAAGGGCGCTCCCGCCACTGGATTCCAGTGGACCCACTTCCGCACATACTTGTGACTGGACTGGGAGTACCAACTGCTCTCAATAGGCACCTCAACGCTCTTTCTTCCAAAGGTATATATATACCACAGGAACAGAGAGCGGGAGTCGCTATTGCAGAGTCTCCTAGCTTTAGCTTTATAACAAGCTATTCTAGGCTGCCATGCAAAACGACCTTTACGAGATGTTCTGATGAGATACCGAGAGTACGCCGTGGGTGGATCAATCCAAACCCCCGACATACTATCTTCATTATATGGAACTAGTGGAAGATCGAGTTGATCGACAAGATCAGCAAGAAAATCCATAAGTTTTCCATACGGTCGAGATATTGATACCATGCTATTAATAACATGGCACCAGACGGCCTTACGGTCGTCCAACTCGCGTATATAACGCGGCGTGATATCCTGACCAAGCCAACAAGATACGCCACATGACTCCCGAAAAGGGCCGTCAATGTAGCTTTTATCTCTGTTGATAATGAAGCCAAGGTATTCAAGCAATTCTATAAGGGGTGTAGCCAAAGCCTGCTCAATGATGATATCATCACCATAAACAGAAAAGGCCACACTACCCAAAGAAGCGCAAGCAGCAGCAAAAACAATGGTTTCAATAGAAAACGTACTACCATTCCCCATACTGGAGAATTTGGCGTACTTTTCCATTGATCCCGGATACAATGCATAAAACGGTGATCTAATATCACTAAGGAACTTAAACCATTCCTCAGGAAATAACAGACATACCGTATTATATGCGAGAGTATCCGACGCCATAGAGAGGTCGATTGTGGCAAACTTTCCACTAATTGATCCCTCCTTGGCTAACCGTTGGTTTTGAGTTTGATCGGAGAGATTAATACCCCTCCGACGTAGTCGACGCTTTGCGTAAGTATCGAAAGCGAGCTGAAGAAAAACATTTCCTTCAGGTTCACAAGCGATAGTACGCTCGGTCTTCCACGACTTTGGTACAAATACTATTCGGTTAGCAGATAAGGGCTTTCCCTTTATGAAATCATAGCCGAAGTACTTAGCTATGCATTCAATGTATGGGACCGCCCGAGATGAACAGTTGATTCGTTTCCCAAACCTGAGAAACGGCAACGATCGTCTCCTGCTCCGAACGGCAGTAGCTCCTGCTGTAACCTTACCTAACCTCGGTATCTCATCGAGGAAAGGACGGAAGTCTCCTAGGAGAGTAGAAATCCAACGCTGCATCTTCTCGATCTTTAAAGTCAGATCAGGGTTTATTAGACCTTGCTGACTATAAAAGGTGTCAAGACGATCATTAGTAGCAACGCATAACTGTTCTGCGTCCTCGAAAGAGACGAGGGCAGTTAGGCGAGCTTCCAATGGAGCAGTGAAAGATACATTCTTCTTGAAGAATGCCTCTACTTGTAATAGGGTTCTAGCCGTTTCTGGACATGTTATATCGTGCACAGAATCGGTAAAGCAGGTTGCCAGGCGCCTATAGCTCCGTGACCGGATAGAACCGGCCAAAAAGTTATATAGCGTATCTGGCAAATGACACTTTCGGTCCTCAAGATATCGCCGACAAATGTCGTACGTTATCTCTGTAGGTTTCATACGAAATCCTCCATTTGAAGCTAGGTTGTCGGACGCTCCTGATCCTCAACAGAGGAATCAGAATCATCCTCAATACTCCGCATATCGCGGATAGTATCGAACAGAAGGTCGATCAGAGTAACAACTCTATCGGGATTTGCTTGTAAATAAAGCAGCAAAGCCCTAATAAGAGCGGACACTCAGACCAACCACTCTTGCGTGCTCACTGTATTAGTGAACTCATTTCCCGCGATAATATCACGGAAGATGACAAGAGCTGCTGTGACATCGGCCGCAATCCCGTTAACGGGACGGCGGACTTTAGCTTCAAAGAGAACCTTACTAGTGAGCAAAGCTCCGGCCGAGTCTTCAGTCGAAGAGAGCACCTGGACGGTGTCCTCGATGACAGAAGTAGCCCCAGTAGCCACTTTCCTACGCTGAATAACAAGTCGAGGTTCACCCGACGTGTGACCAGGGTAGGTGTAAGTGCGTGAGTTCCCGTTATCGGCAAACTCAGTGAGTGCTGTCGACATGGCAGCCATAACTACCTCCTAGATAGTTTAAGTAAGGCTTGTCCTACAAGGGCAATAAGGTCAGTGACCTTAAGCCAATCTAGGTTAAGACTTACAGTCGGGAGGGCGGATATGAGACAAGGGTTTCTCCATCTAGCTTCCCAATCTTCCTTTATAGAGCCCGTCCAGTTATGTGAATTAATTACCGTTCCAGGCTGATTAGTTATAGTATAACTAATTTCGCGTGAGGCAGTAATTTTCACACCTGTACAGGCGGTATATTGGTTATTGATGGCAAGAAAGGAGATCCTATCAAGAGCTGAACCTATATTGATAAGCCAATCAACTACGAAGCTATAGGGAACTAGTTCCCACGCCGTCGTAATTGGATTAAGCCTAATCTTATTAGGGACAAAGTCGGCGATGACTGAACCGCGTACAGCAACATCGTACGAAGTAATATCTTCAACGAGGTTATTGTGATTGGCGAAAACTTCCAGATGGGAGTTATCGTCAATATGCGAAAAGTCTTCGCCAACACGCTCTTTAACACGAGTACGTTGACCTTCATCCATGGTTCGTATAAGATGATTGATATCTTGTATATCAAACACTAATACTCGCCATCCGTATCTACCGGAAAGCCAAGCATTAAAGCTAAGCAAGACGGTTTTACGGCTAAAGGCGCGCCTATAACTGATGTATTGGTAGATCAGTCTAATAAACTGTTCGCCAACACCTCGGAACATACGCACGACTTTATGGAGCTCTGCTAAGAACGTCAAACCATCCCAGCCACTCGAATACAGCTTCGCAGCTGCACGATTGGCATAGGAGTGAGGATCTACTCCTAGGGTTGATAAGACGCTATTGACGGTATTAAGCTTCGCAAGAGTGAAAAGAACATTTCTTTCCACCATTGGTCGATTAGAACCGTCGAGCCACGATTGCTTGCTGATCCACCGTTTAGCGAATTCATCGACTAGGTCGATGACCGTTAACGATGGACCAGTAGATGTAACCGTATGCCGGACACTAATATATTCAGTGTAGGGCAAAAGCTCACCAGAGTTCTTCCTAAAGTGAAAATCGTCAATGATTTTGCCCGAGTAAAGTTCCTCGGACATAAATCTATGACGGTTGCCAATGTTAGACCACGTGCCAGGTTCACTCTGCGTGGCAGGTTTCCACGCTTTGTGACCTACAGCACCGTAGTCTAATACTTGAATACTAAAGTTCTTAGGATTCAAATGGCCCGCTTTAGTAGGAAGGGAAGGCATTATACTCGTCCTTGTTACACTCACCTCCGTAGAGATGACCAGCGTACCCCGCGGTACTTACCTTTTAGGTATAGCCGGGACCTGGAGCCGAAATGGAACCCCTCTCGAAAGAGAGGTCTGACCCCCCGGAAAGGGGGG